AGGAATCCGTTTAACGCAGACACATACACATTATCTAAATTGCCTCCACTTAAAATATTCACCACACCTGTTATAAGATAAGAACCTATTGGTAGTAAATCATTAAAGAATGTGGGATCTGTTCCACTCGCTATAAGTGTTTGTGGTGCTACAGAAGCGACTAAAGGTGGAAAAACTTTTTGGGCTGATGCGAAAGACATTATATATACTTGATATATAATTTCTTAATTTACTAAAGTTATTATTGGATCTTGTTGAATCTGATATCTCTTGCTGCGGAGGCACCAAGAGCCGCTGCTGTGGAGGTTTGTGTAAGGGTAATGACTAAAGGAGCAACTCCATTAGATACATATGTAAAAGAAATAGGAATATTTACCGAAGTAATATTCTCGGCAGTTCCAATATTAAAAGATGCGAGAGGACTTGCCGACACAAGAGCAGCGGAAACTGAATAAGATAGTAATACTTCGGTAGGACTGGATAGGTTGATTACACCATCCACTCTGTATGACCCAGCACCTAAAATAACAGAAAGGGCAGTATAGGCGGTGTTATTCGCAGGTGCTCCTGCTGTGGTAGCAATTACAAATTGCGGATAAGGGGTTGAGGCTGCCGACATTATATACTAATCAAATATTATTTTTTGAGATTTCCTAAATTAACACATTTTAGAAAGACGACCCTTTGCGCCTCCAGAAGGCGCACCTCCTGACGAAGCCCCTCCCATATGAGGCATCATTCCTTTAACTCTTCTAAATGCCTTCATCGCCGTAAGAGGCATATTAAGCATCTGTCCTCCTGTCATTCTTTTAACCTCCATCGACTTAAACGCGGACGCTTGTTGGGTTGTTTTTGCGTCCAATACCATCTCCTTTGTGAGGATACCAGTATAGACTGCAGAAACACCTTGTTGGGTTGTGAAGATACCGCTATTGACACAAATAACGATGATTTCAGGTTGGATGGTAAATCCATATTGGTTGGTGACATTACAAGAGAACTGGAAGTTATAGTTTCCTAAAGATCCGCAGGAAATGTAATCTGGAAGAGACAAATCGTATGCAGGGTTGAGGACAAGAAGAGAACCAGTTGTAGGGATTAGCAAACCAGCACCTGTAGCATTATCATTCACTAATGCCTGACCGCTAAACTCCTCCCAAGATTGGGTAGATCCATTCTTGATAGACAAGCGCCACAAGTCATATTGAGAAGCAGACGAGAGAAGACCCGACTGGTTATTCAAGTTGATTGAGATGCTGTTAATTGTCAAGAATGATGATGGGTTAAACCAATCTTGCTCTGACATCGGGATACGAGCGTTAATAATAAACAAATCTGGGATCTGGTTAATTTGAAGATTACTTGATGTAAGAGAAGCCGATTTAAGAGTAAGAATAGAAGCAGAGTTAGCAGAACTCGTCAAATATCTTGGGAAATCCATATATGGGACAATATTCTTGGTCTGGACGAGGTCGCTTGGCTGGGTAGAAAGGAACTTGAGAAGAAGTGCTGGGGCGCTCTGTTGGGTAGCAATACCAATAGCAGCGGTAGATTGGAATCCATTAGCATTGGCGATCAGACCAACTGTAGAAGGATTAGGACTAATAATACCAAGCACGATGTCGGTAATGTAAGGACCAGCAGTAGAGAAGACTCTCTTACAGGTAGCATCCACATTAAGGGTGAATGTCATATTGTTTATTCCTAAAAGACCTTGACAATTGAACTCTGGGTTGCCGAAGATGAAAGGGGACAAGAACAAAGGTTCGGCGACTTGGGTTTGGACGAAAATCTTCCAAGTATCATCAGCAGCAGTAGATATAGGTGAGGCATCAGTATAGACGCCCCCGATGTAATGCTCTAAATAAACCTTAACTGGGAATGCACCTCTTGGAACTTGGTCGATATCGTAAGAAGCAGTATTGTATGATGCTAAAGGATTGTTGTTTGTTAGAACACCATCAGAGAACTTTCCGTAAGCCTGATCTGGAAGAGAAGGGGTAGTAGAGTTAAATCTGTAAAGTTCTCTTGAGTCGTTCATACGAAGCAAGGAAGGAAGAACATCCTTAAGATTGACAGAGCAGGTTGTGTTGTTAATTTGCGCCGTAGCAGTTGTCAAAAGAGAGTTAAATGGGAACGCCTGAAGAGAGTCAGTAAGACCATACGAGAAGACGCTGTCGCCAATTGGAACTACGGTTGTGCCAAGACCAGTAGAAGATCCAGCGCTGATTGTAAGCGAAATACCCGTGCTGAGAAGGATATCACGACCAATCACCACATTCTCACTTGGAACTTGGATATTGAAGATCACAGAAGAGTTAGACGAAGATGTAGAAGGAAATCTCTGGTAAGTCGTTTGAGAAGCACCAGATTTGACGGCAAAATCCATATCAGCCGTGATATCCCCGATGACAGAGTCGCGGACGAGAACAGTTTTGAAGTCACTCATTATATATTAGATGTTAGAAATAAAATATAATGATTGGACGATTAATTCGCCTAAACGCCTCCGTCTTGTGTCCCTTGAGTCTTCTTGATAAAGGCAATCTTTACCGTCACCGTATTACCCGACGCGATCCTAAATGGGATTAATTGTCCCGTCTTCAATCTATAGAAGATTTGTAGATCCAAGTTAAACAGGGGCTGGTTTCCATACAGGGTAATTAGTCTATATTGCGCTTGTGGTATATAAACAAGGTTCGGGCGGTAAGCCCCTGTATCACTTACTAAATCCGTTATAATGTTGGCTATATCCGAGTTATTTCCTCCTAAAGATACCTGTTGAGCGTCATTAAGAATTATAGGGGTAGATACCTGAGATGGTTGAATAGGCAGGGTGTTTGAGGTAAAGACAATCGCCGTAATTGGGGTTAAATTGGCTGCCGTAGATTGTTCTTGATATACCGTTATCGCCTTATATACCGCTGGAACTGTCGGTGGAACTGGGGTTATATCTGTCAAATTGGTCGCGCCTACATTCAAAAAACCTATCCTAAAGTTCTTTGGTGATATTGTAGGACTATATCCTATTAATTGTGCTGGAACTGATGGGAACAACTCATACAAGGGCGCATTCCAGAATACCTTAATCTCATTCAAAGGTGCAGCAGGATCGTAGTTATAACCCGCCACATCGGCATACATCACTATACCATTACTCGTGCTGTCCCAATACACTAAAGGGGCGAATTGTGTAGGTAAGGTATCACCTGCCGCTGTGACCGCTGCGTCTAATGCTGTAAAAGCCGTCTGGAATGTATTCGTTATTAACAACGCCAACCAAGTATAATTATAAGTATTGTAATAACCTCCTGTGCTATCCTGTAGTTTATTCTGGGTAGCGTTTGGTGCTGGTGGTAATGGTGCTGATGCATCCTGTGGTATCCAGATAAGAGGCTCCGTCACCGAATATGAATTAGACGATATTGGATCTACAAAATCTAATGTAATTTGGTAGAGAGTTAAATCTATATTCGCTTGGTTAGGCACTATCGTCGGGACAAATACAGGCAGAGTTCCTGTTTCCATCGTAAAACGAATAATACTCAAGTAATAATCTTCAGGACAATTAATAAAAGGCATCGTTCGTTGCTCGTTATAATAGAAGATTGGCGGCTGAGTCGTAGTGCTTTGGAAGTTTGAAACTGTCACATCAAAATATATCTGATCTGCTGTGACTGCTCGTCTTTGGACGTTAAACTGGGACATCTATAATATACCACGAGATAAAATCTAATCACTACTATTCAAAATATAACACTCCTTATCAGACATCACGCACATCGGGAAACCCTTTTGAATTGTGACCCATCGCGAGTTGAGTGATTTGAGTTTCTTTATCTGATCCTTATCTAATCCAAAATAGTTATCAAGTAGGTATTTCATCGCCTTTCCTCCTAAACCACTTGGGAAAATTGTCACCGATTTACATTCGTTCAAAATACGCTTGGTATCTCGTCCATTACACGCTAAATGGGATGTATAGACAACTTCTACATTAAAGTGCCTACCTGTTTCCAACACCGATGTGAGTATTGAATCCACTTTTAATTTTTGGCGCTTATTCGTCAAGCAGTCTGTATCATCAAATATAACCAGACTATCTTTGAAATCCTCTGCTGTTAGGTCATCCGTTAAGAACTCTTGGCTATCCAATTTCACCCTCTTCAACCCCTTAATCTTATCAAGCGTCTTATCTTCCTTAATACTGGATAAAATATACACCTCTCTTTTAGGATACATCCTTTTATATTCGTCTGCATACTGCTTTGTGTAATAGGATTTACCACTACCTGAAGCACCAGTCACATACCTAATACTTCTCTCTAATGATTTGTCTGGAATAGGTTGGAACTTTAATTCTGGTTGGTCTTTCAACTTTACTTCTTTAAAAGCAGTTTGACATTCTTTAGGTTTGTCTGTTAGACTCAAGTGCTTCCACTTCTTCCTATCCTTCTCTTTTTCATTCTCTACTATCGCTAATTCGTGTCCACAACTTTCAAAGTTCATTATTATATTATACATACATTTTAAGATATTGTTTTGATCGTGTATTTATTTTCTCTTTGAAATAATGTATTAATGTTTTAATTGTTGGTAAGACATTTTTAGGGGTCACTTCATCAATCTTTCTAAACACCGAATCAGAGAAAGGCACTTGGTAGATGGACGCCAATTGTTCCTTTATAAATTGTAGATTAGCAACTACATCACTAAACTCTAAAGGTGTATTATACGGGATAGTCAGCAGGGTCTCCAGTATAGTTAATTCGTTCTTTATTTTATTTAAGAA